GTGCCCTTAACCTCAACGATCAAAATATGTCTAATTCCATCTTGCAACTTCTCAAAGACCATGTCAATCTCGCCTAACGTACTGTGACACACGACACAATCAGTAGCAAGCAGAGCCATCTTCACATCAAATGCGGTCTGCAAATACAATGATCTGTCTTCCGTCTCATCACCACTTTGCGGCTTGTAGGGCTTCTTTTCCTCAACTTGTCCAGATCCCTGATACGCAGGGTCATACTTCTGACACCAAGCTCCGACCATACAAGTATAAGTCGAATCTAATGAAGTACACAAATGACGAATTCCAGCCTTTTCTGCAACTTGTTGCATCTGCTCTCGGCGTTTCTCATACACCTCATATCCATGGTTGAACCACTCTCTCATAGCTCCATCGATGTTCTGAGCACAAGCCTCTTGTGGCGTCAAGGGAGAACCCTTGGGTCTCATATAGCAATGCAAGGATTTAAAAATCGAATCCTCTAACAAAGCACCAACATGCTGACCAATACCACTGTGGTAATAACTCTTACGCTTCAAAAACTCAAAATCATTTGGATCAAGGTACGCCTTCAATTCACTCTCCTTATCAGGCATAGTGTACACTTGTCCGTACGATGCGAGAAACTCCGAACATCCTTTAATATTAAACTCAGGGTAATCGGGTGAAACGCTTCCAATGTTGTCATCACCGTATGTCATAATATGAACGGCGTCACGGAAAGGGATGCTCAAAGGGTACCTCGTATAAAAGAAGTTCCTCAAGTTGAGACTTCCACAAATTCCGTTCAGAATCACGGTCAAGGAGTTTCCACTAATGTGGGTCCCCTCCTGTAAACCGATCAAATCTCCATTCACAGCAATCATTGCGTACACCAAATCTCCGGTCATTGCTTGCATCACACCAATGTCTTCCTCAGAGTAATTACACTCACGAGCAAGATCCATCAAGATGCGCAATGAAGCAAATAACAATTGACTAGGCAACTTTTGATCATACTTGCCATAATCACCTCCAAAATAGCGATCACTTCCAAAATGGGTCGCATGAGTGTAAAACTCTTCCCACTCTGGTCCATGGCAATTGATTCCAACAGCACATTCAGACTTCAATGGATTCATCTGCAAGAAACGCAAAATTGGCAAATAATATTTACGTACCAAAAATGTCAGGGTTATCGGGTTTCCATAAAAGATCCGACATTTGCCCTTCGCAACGGGCAAAACCTCATCTTTCTTGCAAGCCTTCGCAATAGTGTAAGCTCTCTTACCCTCTTTGTACAACCCTTCAACTCTCGCAATCTCGTCCATGATAACATCATCGAGAATACGATTGTTTGGTTGTTCCGGCGTGGGTTCGAGTTCTGTAACAAACTTACGCTTAGGCCCTGTCAATGGAAATCCAATGGATGTGTTCAAATTAATTGCATCAATGAACTTACATCCTGGAATCCCACATAGATTTTCCAAATCAGTCAATGGTTTAATCTTATTCCACATCGGCAAGCGAATCAATTCCAATAAAGGTCGCTTGTAATCCAAAATCGATGCGGTCAAAAGATCATGTGGGAAAGCTTTGCCAGGTTTACTGGCATTTTCAAGACATGTTTGCCACCCGAACCACTCAGGTTTCATTTTGGGCGCTCCCCACTTGTTTTGCACTCCACAAATCTCGGCAACGTGTTCCGAGATGGGCGTGCGACGAACATCCGAACGAGATGTCGTTTGTCCCACACAACTGCCATAATACACAAATTGCGAGTCAATTGGCAAATAATTAATGGGACTCTTTGGATGCAACGGATCATCCTTCATGACCGTAACACCCAATGATTGAGGTTGAAACTTGGATGCGACTCCAGATAAAACAACTCCCTCAATCTTTTCCAATTTCGATAACGCATCATAAATCTGCATCTGCATCAAACTGCCAGCACACCCATGTGGTGTTCCGGCATGGCCTCCAAGATGGAAACCTGTAATTGCCGCTGCTTTCGATTTGGAAATCAAAACGGCACCACACATTCCTGCGAACGTGTTAATCGTCAAATTTTTGTAATCGACACCCATAAACTGCTTGGCTTCATTATCGCACATTTCAGCTACACCTAAACCGCAAGCTTCGAGTACATCACCATCCTTCATCCGATACAACATTTGAAATGGATGGCTGACAACTTCACCAACAGGAAAATATTTCACAATATCCCTAAATGTCCCTCCACTGGGACAATAACACAATCTCAAATCTGTGTCGGGAATAGCAACAGAAGCTGCTTTATGCAATTTACTTTCAAATAAACCACCAAGCGCGTTCGCTTCATCTCTACACGCTTTAACATCAAGGAATTCAGTATCCTCAAAATAATGGTCAGGTAAAACAACTACATTGGACCTAATAAACAAAATGTTTGCCATCATCTTCCGTTTTTCAGTCCGTAATGTGGCATATCGCAATTGCTTCTTCACAATTGAAGCAAGCTCATCAGCTGAACAACACTTGCTCTCGTTCGAGGTTGGCAATTCACGCTTGACAACTGGTGTCCAAACGTTTGCTTGAGCATCGCGCTTGTCAACTTCTTCCTGGGTCTTCGGTTCAAGACCACTGTGTGACTCGCGTAATTTACGATAATGCCCGTACACCTTCGAAATGGCGTACAATGCGGCAATTGTTGCCGACGTATAACAAATGGCTTCAGCGTATTTGTCACGTGCATTTTTGACGATGTTGGGAAGAGTGTCATTTCTCCGTCTCAATTCCCTAACAAGTATCTCTCGCTTGGTATTAATTCCAACAAAATTGTGGATCAACCAAGAAAACATGAAAAATAAAATGCCTGCACGCCATGAAACATACGCAATAATGCCAGTCAAACTGTAAAGAATCCATGATCTTGCCTTGGAAGCTTTAAACAGCTGGTCACCATAATACCACTCAAGAAAGTCAATGACCTTCTCATTCTCAAAGTACTTGGACGGAATGACGCACATCCAATCCCACTTATCAAGAAAATTTGTGGCTGTGTTATACAATTTCGTGGTAACAGCATTTTCAATACGCTTGGAAAAAGCCTCTGAATCATCCTCGAAACGCTTCGAAAACATTTTCCGAATCCGATTAATGGCAACAGCGGTTTCAAATCCAAGTTGATTATCATAATGATCAGGGCACATTCCCTTAAGGAATCTACACCCTGGTTTAGAACAAACTTCCAAACATCTTTCTCGGGTCTTCATGCTTTCCATAATTGCATACTGATTTTCCCTGTGTTCAGTAAATGCCTCGATGGCACATTGAATTGCAACAACTGGCGAAACATCTTTCATTTCTTGGCCTCGCCATGTAACAGGGGCATATGTTGCTGTCGTGCGCAACTCTTCTGGCGCGACAGCCTGTTCAATGTCTAACGTCCAAATGTCATCGATTGGTGGTGGTTTGTATTCACCATCAACCGTATAATATCTCCTCACAGCAGAGGAGTCAACACCACAACATTTGCCATTAATGATCTTCTGAAATTCCGGTTTACACTTCACAGTGAATACCAAATCCATTCGACGCTGAACAGAATATGGGCAATTGGAATAAACTCGGGCATCCAAGTCTTTAACATTCGTAGTCACTGAAACAATTTCGGGTTCCACAAAACATTTCCCTTTTGCCTCTAATTCAGCTTTTGGTGCGTAATACATTTGATTGTTGCAAATATCGATAATCGCTCTCGTAGGAGGTTTCTCAACAAAATTGCTCTTTTCATTTGCTACGTCATCCAAAATGGCAACGGTTTTGTCTGATGTCCAATTGGAAAAATACTTGTCACCAGGGTTCAATGCAGCCCTGTAAGTCTTATCCGTGGACAATACAGCACTTGTCAACAATGCATCAGTCAGTTGATCTCCAAACGTAGTTTTGCCCATGCTACTTTCACCAAACAATTCAAATGCGAATGGTGATCGTCGAGTCCCTGAACTGATCTTCAAAATGGTTAACTCATTACGTATGCCTTTGCAACGTGTCAGCTTATCAACAACCAATTTCTTGTCAAGCCCCTTGAGGCTCATAACTAACGTCGAAAGCTTAACGATAACGGCATCCAAACGCCTGATAAACTCTGAGTCTTCCATTCCAACAGTACGATGCAAATTTCCATTTTTAACAAGTTCCCACCATGTTATAATATTCGTGAATTCTTCGTCTAACTCCAAGACGGCAAAATCGTTCAATAACAATGGTTTGATGGACCCGGTTTTGAAACACAAATAAGCGCCCTCAACAAAATAGGTGACTGTGCCCAAAAGGGCTTCTGCCACATCAAATGCGGACATATGCTTCTTTGTAATTTCGCTATCGAAAACTTTAAACCCAGCAATTTCAAACTGCAATGCTGCGGCGTCACACATACCGAGTGTAACCAAAAGTCCCATCAATTTGGAAAACTGTCCGAAAGCTTTATTGCTCTTAACGAGTGCCCAATTATCCTTAATGTTGCGTAACATCTTGATCCAGTTGGGTGTAGTCTCATCAGGGCCATCCTGCTTTTCAAAAACGGAATCGTTTAACAAGTTGGAAATGTAATCCATTATCTCCTTGGTAATAGAGGACTCGTAAAAGTCTCTCACATACAAGAAAATTCCGGCTGTGAACTGTGTGTAGGTGGTACATTCCTTGAGATTAATAAAAAGGGCGACAACACCTTCAATCTTTCTCCACAATTCATCGGGTACTTCAACGCCAGTAACCTTAGAAATATCCGCGAAGGATTCGGTGAGAAAAGCAAAATCTTCAGGGCCAAAATGAGGTTTGTAACCTCGATTCTTCGCTTTCATTTCTTTCAATTTGCGATTTTTCTTTCCGATCTTCTTTTTCAAATAATGATTTTCTCCAACGCCATAAAGTTCAAATTCTGTGGTGTTAGGAGTCATTTTTATGATTCTCTTATCCTCTTTCCTGTGGTATAGGCCAACGGTTGACTCCGCCGTTGGACGGTTCTGTATTGACTCTTTCTTTGCTTGTTTTGCCGAACTGGCGCAAGAGAGAGAGTTTGCAGATGCAAAAGGAGTGTCACAAGACAAGTCTTGTGACAGGTGGGTCTTACTAGGCGCACCGTTCAGACCACGTGGTTGTGGCGTCATAAAGACAATGTTTTGATGATGCTTTGTATGGGTGGTCATACATTTATCAAAGGAAACAAATAAAACCTGAATTGAAATATCCACCAATTTGCACTTCCATTATAAGCCGAAGTAGCTAGGCTAGTGCGTATTTATTTATTCAAACGAGTTCGCATTCTCGCGGATAACCTTTTTATATTAAAGAGGAGTGGTAGGCTCCTCGAAATGTTAACTAATTATTTCTAATCGCTAGTTATAACGATAGTAGAATTTTATATGAGCATGTTACAATACTTTACAATGATACTTACGTGGGCACGAATGCCACACGTACTTATCTAGTAACTTACTGCGGCATTTCCTGCCAAATAACTCAAACGAGATCCATGGACGTAAAGTCCATGGAC